ACTCCGCGGCCTGACCAGCGCTCACCATTTACGCACGATGATGAAAGCGGCGATGTTCGATCGCTGGGTGGAAGGCGCCAAGACCGCAGCACCGGCCCAACGGCTACAGGCGCCCGTGCGTGGCGCACCGCCTCCGCCGGCACCCACCGAGCGCGTTCAGGTCGCCGAACAGGCGTTCGATGCCAAGGCCAACGTCAGGAACGCAGCGGCTTTGTTGGCAGCGCGACGTGCGAATGGTAGTATGCCGAGATGAATCGGAGAACGGCAGCGCCCTGAACGCGCCGCCGTCTCCTGACCAATAGACCCTGGTGTGAGAGGGCATATGGCTGACCCCATACTACCTAAGCGTACGCTTGTATCCAAGGATGAGGCGGAAGCTCTCGGTTTAAAGCGATATTTCACAGGCACTTCCTGCAAACATGGTCATATAGCCGAACGTTGGGTTACGACTGGAGCGTGCTACGATTGCGTGCGGGCACAGAACTTGGCGCGCAGCCGTATTCACAAGGAGCGCTTCAACGCACAGTCCATCCAGTGGAATAAGGACAACCCCGATCGGCGTAAGGCCATCTACGATCGTTGGGCTAAGCCAAGAGCGGAGCAGGAGAAGGAGCGAAAGCGACTCTGGACTGGGAAGCGATACCACGAGAAGTATAAGTACGATCCGGCACACAAGACCCGCGTAAGGGTGACCTCAAAGCAATGGGCCAAGGATAACCCCGAGCGGCAATCGGCGTTTGACAGGGCCTCGAAGGCAGTTCGTCGGAGTGCTGTTGGCCGATTTACCGCGGATGATGTCCTGATGCTCTTGGCTGGACAGAACTACCAATGTGCCGCCACGCATTGCCGTGCTGACGTATCGGGAGGTTTTCATTGCGATCATATCGTGCCAGTTAGTCGTGGTGGCACCAGCTGGCCGGACAATATCCAGATCCTCTGCCCTTCCTGTAATCTTTCTAAGCACGCCATGACAATGGAGGAATGGCAAACCGTATTGACGACGCGTCGCTTGCTGTCACATACTAGCAACCTGTCGTCCGAAGGAGTGGCTTAGGCCACCAACCGGCTGGACGGGAAGTGCCGTCGCTAAAGACTGATCTGCGGTCCTCTGGGAGTGCTTGCACCAACCCAGACTAGCCCGGTCATTCCATTGCGAAACCCACAATCCGGTTTCAACAGCAGCAGACGCCAAAAGTGCGTCTCCTGCGTCAATGGAGATGACTATGGCTGTAGGAGCCCAAGGTGCCGCCCCGGCGGGGACTTATATCGAGACTGCAGCGATTGGTGTAAAGGAGGACTTGCGGGACATTATCGAAAGAATAGATCCCGACGAAACGCCGCTTTACTCGGCACTACCATCAGTAGATGCCCAACAAGTACTTACAGAATTCCTAGTACAAGAGCTTAATCAAGCCGCTGATAACGCGCAGCCCGAGGGCTTTACTGCGGTTATGCAAGTCGTTGTGAAGCCAGTCAGATTAAATAATGTTTGTCAAATTTTGGCTCGTACAGTCGGCGTATCGAACACCCTGCGCGCGGCCGACATGGCAGGTGGCGAGGACGAGTACAACCGGCAGTTAATCTTGCGCGGCATGGAGGTCAAGCGCGACCTGGAACTGGCGATCACCTCGCCGCTGGTGCGCACCATCACCGACCCGCGCCATATGTCCGGGTTGCCATGCTACACGGTCAACGGCTCACGCGGTGCCGGCGCTGGTGTGATGCCGGTCGGCGACGGCTCCAATGCTGGCACCGCCGGCACTCTGCGCGATCTCACGCTGGCGATGGTCGATAGCGCGATGCAGCAATGCTGGCAGGCCGGCGGCAAGCCCACACTGGGCATCATGTCGGGCAACGTCAAAGCCTACTTTGCCACGCTGTCGCAGGGCGGGACCGGCAACGCCGTGGTGGCGCAGAACATCCAGAACGTCACGTCGAGCGAGCAGGTGACGATTCAGGGCGCGGTGGACGTGTATCGCACCAACTTCGGTGCCATCCAACTCGCCCCCGACCGCTTTATGCCGGCGCACCAGATCATCCTGGTCAGCACCGACTACGCCGAGATGGCGCCACTATCGGGCAGATCCTTTGTCGACCAAACGTACGCCACCACCGGCGATAATACCCAGGGTGGTGTTGTCTACGAAGGATGTATACGTCCGACTGCACCTAAGGCTCATGCCACAATCTTCGATCTAAATCAATAGCCTCCTGTTCAACCGACGGTGGTGGGCGCTTATACCCCAGGGAGGCTGAATTGGCTAGCGGGACCATCCTTGGTGCGTTTGAGGTAGGCGATCAGCTTGCGGAGTCTGCCGATGTCGTCTCGGATGTTGCCAAGCGCCAGATTGCACTCTCGGCATATCCATCCCCGGAAGTGCCCACGCTTATGGCAATGATCGAAGTGCATTCCGATCTTGTCGTCAGGCGGTCCTCCGCAAGCGTCGCAGATCTCGGGGCGAGGACGGCCGGCAAGGCTTTCCAGTGTCGCGGCGTGGCGCGCGCGAAGGATCTTCCGACGTTCAGGGTTAGCGTTGTATTCGCGATCGGCTCGGGCGAGATATTCCTTGTTACCTTCCCGGTAGCGCTTAGTGATCTTCTTCCGAGCCTCTGGGTGGTCTTTTCTCCACTGCGCCTGATAAGCAACCCGTGCAGCTTTAATCTCGGGTGGGAGATTGGCGTAGGCACGCTTGCTGTTCTCCCTCAGCTTCTCTTTATTCTTGGCGTAATAGGCGCGTTGGTAGGCTCGCTTTGCCTCCAGATTGTCGTTACGCCATTGGTTATCACCCGCGCGCTTGATGGCGATCTTGATATCGTCGATGTGAGACATAGCCTTCGGTCCTTCCCTTCAGGATCGAGGTTAGGGGCCTGCCGGCTTTCGCGAGCCGACAGTGCCCCGCTTATAGCACGGTATGTGCAATGAGTAATCTGCTTTATTCCAACTACGACCCGGTAACGCTGCGCGCCACCGAGGTCGATACCGACACCGATGCCGGGTTGGTCTTTACCCACTCGCAGAACACCCGGCCGATTGTCGAGAGCGCCAAGCGGATTGCGTCCAACTTCGATCCGCTGGTGCGGCGCGACACGGTGCATGTGGCGCGCATTCCGATGGTGATCTGGCAGAACCTGCAACGCCTGGGGATCACCAAGGACGAGGCCGCGCTGAATCGCTGGCTCAACGACCCCGACAACTGCGTGTTCAGAACCGATGACAGGAGTACGCTCTGATGGCCCTTGCAACCCATGAGAACCACGCTGACGCGCCTCGGCAGCGTCCGTCCCCCGGTGTCGGCATGCAGGGCAAGGCGCCCGTGACAGGCTCCGTCGAGGCGGCAAAGCCGGTGCTGATCGAGGACATCGATCCCATCCTGCTGGTGCGCCTCTATCCCGAAGCCACCTCGGCCGGTGACATGCGCAGTTGCGCGCTCGCCGCCGGGAATGCCACCTACGAGGCCGGCCAGACGCTGGTTGCCTCGCAGCAGGAGCCGGTGCTGGGGGCCGGCGAAACCCCGACGCCAACACCCACGCCAACGCCGCATCCTCGCCGGGACTAACCGGTGGCCAGCCTGCAGCAGCTTTCGGACGATTGCGTAAGCTACCTGAACCGGCGCGATGTCGTGGACCGCGTGCCGACCTGGGTACGTATGACCGAAACCAAGATCGCCCAGAACCTGCGCGCACGCTGCATGGTGGTGACCGTCACCCAGCCGATCGACAATGCCTACATCTCGCTGCCGCCGGATTTCGCGACCATGGAGAGCATCCGCGACGCGACGAGCGGGGAGCTGTTCGTTCTCTTAGACGAATGGTCGGGACACTGGACTGGCGCGCAGACCAGTGCGTGGCAGGGTGCGGTGGGCAGCATCCTCGGCCAGCCATGCACGGCGTACCGGCTGGTGCATGACTGTATCGAGTGGTTGCCGCATCCCGTCATTCCGGATCCGCCAGACCCAAACTGGAAACCGCAGATGGCGATGATGGGCTACTACGCCCGCCCCAAGCCGCTGCTGCTGCCATCCGATACCAACGTCATCCTTGAGCAGTTGTATGGCGTCTATCTGTGGGGCGTTATAAAGGAAGGCGCGCTGTACGAGTTGGACGACGACCGCGCGCAACAAGCTGATGCGAAATGGCGGGAGGAAGTCACCGCTGCTGACCTCCACAAGCAGCAGAGCGACTATAGCGGAGCGCCGTATCGTAGCGAGTTGGCAACGGTGTTCTGATGGACGGCAGCGCCAGCATCGGTCTTGAGCAGGCCCTACTCGGCCACAGCCTGGGCTTCGCGCCGATGGCCTCGCCGACGCAGGTGTATGTGGCACTGTGCCTGGCCGCGCAACCGCCGTCCGAGACGGTGCGCGGGCTGGAGGCGTCGGGCGGCGGCTATGTCCGCACACCAGCCACCTTCGCGCTGATCTCCGGGCCGTCCAACATCGCCGCCAACACCACGTCCATCGAGTTCCAGCAGGCTACGTCCTCGTGGGGCGTGGTCGGGTTCTTTGAGTTGTGGGACGCGGCGGCGGGCGGCAACCGGCTGTACTGGGGCCAGTTGGTCGATCCGGCTGACTTCACCACGCCGCTGACCATCACGGTGTCGGCCGGCGATATCGTGCGGTTCTCGGCTGGCACGCTGGGCGTTCAGGCGGCCACAGGCTCAGGCGGCACGGCCAGTATCGGGGCGTATCTGCCGCTTGCGGGCGGTACCCTGACCGGGCCGGTGTATTTGGCCGGAGATCCCACCGACGCTCTGCAGGCTGCCACCAAGGGCTACGTGGACGCGCATAGCGGCAGTGGTGGTGGGCCGGGTTTCCTGCCGCTGTCGGGCGGGACGATGCTGGGGCCGCTCAACTACACCGCAACCGGCGGCACAACGTCGCGCTCGGCGCAGGACCGCGCGCACGACTGGATCAATGTCACGGACTTCGGCGCCGTACTGAACGGCACCACCAACGACACGGCGGCATGGGCAGCTTCGCGCGCTGCGGCGATGGATAACGGCACTATCATTGTGCCACGTGGCAGGCAGTTTGTTAATACAGCGCCCACGACAGGCCCCACGACGCCCGTGCTTTGGCAGTATGACGGTGATTATCTCGGGTCGTCCGGCACCACGCCGGTCACCGGTATGGGCACGGACACCGTCGAGACCTTCATTGGCTCGAAATTCTTCGGGCGCTCCAATACATCGGCCACCGTCAAGTCGCCGGTTGTCCGCATCGACAGCACGGTGAACCATACCGGTGGCGTGGCGCATAACACCGTCACGGCGCTGCGAATCAACGCCACGCCAACGTCATCGGCACTGGAGGATACGCTCGGCGTCGCGGCAGTCATCACCAGCACCAAGCCGTCCGGCGGCAACCTCGTCGCGGTCACAGGGTATTCCGTCGTCAGCCCGACCGGGCGAAATCATGCTTCGTTTGGCGGAAACATCTCGGCCACCGACAACACCGGCCTGAAGTCGAGCCTGTCCGGTATATCCTCGATCGGTGTCGAGTTCGATGTCCTCGCCAACGACGACGACGATGGCGGCGCGGGCAGCGCTGACGTTCCCGGCAATCAGGGCGTGCGCGTTGTCGTTGATGTGGTCGGCGCGAAGGCTGTTGCCGGTGGGACTAATGCGGTGATCGGCTGGGGCGTGCGGGTTGGGCCGAGCGCCGATTTGCCGGGCACCAGCTTCCGCCGGAACTATGCGGCGTATGGGCCGTTCCTCAAGGCGGCGTTCTCCACCGAGTTCGCGGTGCAACAGGCTGGTGGGCATGCGATCTGGCTGGCCGATGGGCATCACATCGCATTCGACACCGCAGGCACGCGCACGCTGTCCTACGACAACGCAAGCGGCAAGCTGGTCTTTGCCGTATCCGGCGTCGCGAAATGGTCGGTAGACGCCTCCGGCAACATGCGCTGCGCCGGCACCGTCACCCCGAGCGTCGCACCCTGATGGCAACGCCACGCCCCTATGGTCGCGGCCCGTATGGCGCGTCGGTCTATGCCACATACCGCACCTACGAGATCGGCGGCCTGGCCCAGGTCGCGTTCGGCGCCGAAGCGGCCACGCTGATCCGCACCTGGCAACAGCCGACGCAGATGTGCAGCGCCGGCACTTGGACGCTGACCTCGCTGCCAGCGCAGCCACCCAACGACCAACTGGAGTTGGCGGCATGAGCGACTATACGCTGACGCCCAATTACAGCCTCTATAAGCCGACCGTGAACGCTGATGGCGATCAGTGGGGCAATCATTGGAACATCAATGCTGATACGCTTGATGCCACGCTGAAGCAGCATGGCGATGGGCTGTCCGGCGGCCCTTTCCTGCCGCTGGCCACCGGCGGCACCGTGGCGGGGCCGGTGACCGCGCCACTTAGCACGTCAACCGCCATAGCTACCGGCAGCATGGCCTCACGCACGATTGCCAACCGCTTCGCCGACGTGGTGAACGTCCGTGACTTCGGTGCGGTGTTCGACGGCAACTCGCACCCGCTCTCGGCGTATTATCCTACCCTCGCCGCCGCGCAGGCGGTGTATCCGCACGCCGTAGCGCTGACCGACGAAATCGACGGCGTGGCCGTTCAGGCGGCGATCAATCTATGCCAGTCGCGAGTGACCAACTACAGTTATGGCGGCACGGTCATGCTGCCAAACGGCAACGGACGGATTAATCAGCCGCTTAGTATCAGCAAACAGAACGTGTCGCTGGAGAGCGCGGGCGCCGAGTTCCTGGTGAACTCCAATGTTGCCCGCTCCACGCCATCGGCGCCAACGCGGCTGACCTGGACCGGCGCTGCGCGCACCGCCGGGCAGTTCCAGGTCAACATGCTGACTGTCGCGCCGATCGACGGCCTGCGGCTGCTGTCCGGCACCAACGTCCGTGGCATCCTGTTCTACTGCGGCGGCATTGCGGGGGCCGCCGGGCCGCTGATCGCCAGCACGCGACGCGCGCGCATCGAGTGCTCCACGTACGAGCCAGCCGGTATCCCCTATACCGGCGCGACGCTGACAGCCGGATCGACAACCGTCACGGTATCGTCCACGGCCGGCCTGCGCCTCGGTGAGAGCGTGGTTAGCACCAATCTACCCGGCGGTGCCTATGTCGCATCTATCACCGATGCAACGCACTTCAATGCTTCGATGCAGGCTATAGCCAGCGCCACCGAGACGGTGACCATCGGCGGCGAGGGCATCCGCTTCGACGTGGTGGACAGTCTGCAGGACAGCAACGATACGCAGTTCCTTCGCGTGCGGTTCGCCGGCGTTGCCCTGCTGGGGGCAGCATTTGCGACAGCGCCGCTGGTGTTTATCGGCGGGTCCGGCGTCGTGGGTGGCAGTGGCGGCACTCATTTCGGCAACACCAGCCTTAACTGGTTCGATGACATCGACCTGCTCTACAACAACGGCCACGGCGTGGTCTGCAACAACTCCGACCACAACTTCCACGACAGTCTGATCGGCCAGAAGATCGGGGCGGGGGCTGGCCGGTTGCTGATTTGCAATGGCACGCTGGATGCGAACAACGGCGGTGCCAGGTGGCATATATTCAACCATACCGGTGACGCCGGGCTATACGCCGGGACGAATACGGGTGGTTTTACCAGCGCGGCGATCGGATGCCGCGTGCTGTTCCTCGACCGTCAGAATGCGGGAGTCCTGCCCACGCTAGGCGTGGGGGCTACGGCTTTTGTCCAGGCCGATAATCAGTCGGTGCTGACCTGGACGGGCGGCGTGCAGCCACTTGTCGCGCAATATCCTGACGCCACGATCGCGGGCGGCAATTCGCGCGGCAACCTGAGCGTCGATCTTCAACTCCTGCGCACTGCCGCGACGCAGGTGGCTGCTGGCCAGCAAAGCACTATTAGTGGTGGCGAGAATAACACCATCACATCGGTAGCGCAGGACGCCACCATTATCGGCGGGTCGGGCAACAGCGCTTCAGGGATCGGATCGACGGTGCTCGGCGGTGCTGGCAACTCGGCGAGCCAATATTGCAGTGTCGCTATGGGTACGAATGCGGTTGCCGACTTATATGGACTGGTCGCCCATTCGGCCGGGACCATTTCCAGCGGGCGCCGGGGGCAAAATAACAAGCAGATACTCAAGGGTGTTTCGGCGGCGAATACGACCCCGGTGAGGCTAACCGCCGACGGGCTGGCAGCCTCCGCGATCAATGTTGTTAATATGCCATCGACTTCGCAGCATCAGTGCTCGGCGCTGACCGTGTTGCTGTCGGCAACCGACAGCACAAACTCTGCCAACAGCTATTCCTGGTGCCAGACGCTCGGGCTGCTCAAAAGAAGCGGTGCGGCAAGCACGACGACATACACCCCCCTCGGCACGCCTGTGTCGGGCGGCGTCGGCACGATTGCTGGCATAGCGGTAACAGAAGCCGCCGACACCACCAACGGCGGCTATTCCCTGACCTTCACGCCGCCCACCGGCAACGCGGTGATCTGGCGCGTGGTGGCGACGGTCGAGTGGACCCGCGTGGACGGAGCGTAGGCGATGATCGAAAACAGCACCCCGATTGCCGTCACCCTCCGGGCGCAGGAGTGGAACACGCTGATGGCCCTGATCGCCGAGGGGCCATACAAGATCGCCGCGCCGCTGATCGCCGCCATCCAGCAGCAGTGCATGGAGCACGACGCGCCGATGCGCGTGTCCGGCGGGGCCAACGGCGCAGATCCCCATCCCGAGCCATAGGAGGCCGCAATGGCCAGCACAGCCGGTCAGATGACGACCACGCCAACTGGGAATCCGCAGTGGCGCGCGGCGAATGGCGGCATCGTGTATAGTTTCCAAGCACCCGTCGCGCCGCAAACCAACCGCCCACACACCGGCACGTCCTACGGCACGTACCGGGACTGGGTGATGCGAATGGGCTACTCGCGCACCAAAGGCATTGCCGGGTGGCGGATAATCCTACCCTACGATCCCAGCGCGACATGGTTCGTTACCGTTACGGACGACTCCTCCGACACGCCGACCGGCGTTACCAACGATGCCAACCACCCGCCGGCTGGTGTCCGTTAAATGCCGGGAATGTTAAGTTGAGCCCCTTGTCCATTCTTTGTCCGCTCCACGTAAGCCGCAAGCATTCTAAGGCGGGGAGCATCGTCATTTACGAACCCGAGGGCTCGATTGCAGCCATTGCAAAGCCAGCCTCTAAAGTTGAGCGTTCTGTGGCAATGATCGAATACAATCCCGCCTTTGGCGCCACCGCAGGCATCGCAGCGGTCTGGTTTTTGCCGGGCAGCCAACAGTTCAAGATTACGGATGTGATTATGCTTGAGAAGTGCCTTACGGGTCTTGTGCGCGTAAGTGTGCTTTCCTTTTGCGGCGTACCCCTTGCGCTGGGCTTCGTTAACTTTTGCCCTGTTTGCTGTGCGCCATTTGCGCTGGTATTCGGCCTTCTTAGCCCTCTGTTCAGCGCTCAATTTGTAACTACGGACGCTGGAAGTTGGGGGCTGCCGAGCGAGCCATTGCTTTTTATAAGCATTTTGCTGTGGACGGTAGCGTTCTGCGTTACCCTTGAAATTAGCCATGCGGTCCTCCGTTCAGGATCGTTGGTTAGGAATGGCAGCGGTGCTGGTTACACCGCTGCCGTTCCGTTTCTAGCGCACGGGAACTAACAATGCCAGACACTTTTACAGCCAACTTGGCTCTCGTGAAACCGGAAATTGGTGCCTCTCGTGACACATGGGGTAGTAAAACTAACGCGAATTGGGACGCGATTGACCAGCTTCTGAGTATGGCAATGCCGATTGGCAGCATCATCGACTACGCTGGTCCCACTCCTCCTCCCGGTTATCTTGTTTGCGATGGCCGGTTGGTCTCGCGTGTGACCTACGCCGCGCTGTTTGCCGTCCTGGGCACCTACTGGGGGGCGGGCGACGGTTCCACCACGTTCGCTCTGCCCAAGGTCCAGGGCCGCGCGCTGGTCGGTCCTGGCACCGTCACCGACCCGAACGGCACCACGCTGTCGCTGACCTTCGCGCAGCAGCTTGGCTGGCTGTCGAACCAGATCCTGCAAACACATCTGCCCAACTACGCGCTCACCGTCACGGCGGCCGGCACGCACAGCCACGGTGGGGCTACGGTGGGTGCGGGCAGCCACGGTCACACGATGGACACGCAGGGTAGCCACAGCCATGGCGGGGCGACGCTGACCGAGAGCGCGCTGCACACCCACTCCGGCGTCACCGATGCGCAGGGCAGTCACAACCACACCGTCGGCGGGTTTTTCACCACAGGGTCGGCGGCGCTTGGTACCGGGCCGTTTTCGGTAGGCGGCAATACCGTCACCAGCACTGATGGCGCGCATCAGCACAACTTCACCACCGGCACCGAAAGCGCTTCGCACGCCCATCAGATCACGCTTGACGGCAGCCACGCGCATAATGTCTCGGTCGTTGGCGATCATACGCACACGATCAATCCCGACGGCAGCCATACCCATACCATCAACCTCGGCGGCGGCGGCACGCTGTACAGCCTGATGCAGCCCGTTCTCGTCATCACTAAGATCATCTATGCCGGTCAGCAGGCGGTGACGCATGCCGTGGGCGAGGTCGCGCCGACCATCGAGGGGCGCGACGAGCTTACCGCCATCCGCGAGGAATTGGCACAGTTGCGGGCCATCCTTGCCCCGGCACGTTCGCCACGCTTGTTGAGTGCCCCTGCTAGGGGTATGCATTAGCAATGCCAGAACGTAAGCGCATCGAACATTGGAGAGATCACACAATTCCCGTGCCCTGGTCTGGGTGTTGGCTATGGGAGGGTTATGTCAGATCTGGGTATGGCAGGCTTCGTGGTAAGTCCGTGCATCGGTTGGCCTGGGAAGAGGTTAATGGTCCCATTCCAGCCGGATTATCTATATGTCATCGGTGCGATGTAAGGTTGTGCTGCAACCCGGAGCACTTATTCCTTGGCACGAATGCCGATAACAATCGGGATATGTCTGCCAAGGGGCGCAATGGGCAATCCAAAAAGACCCACTGTCCGCAAGGGCACGAATACTCACATGACAACACTTATATTACAATAGGTGGCCGGCGAGCTTGTCGCTTATGCACTCGTATTAAACAGGAGGCACGCTACCGACGGAACCCTGCAACAGTGCGCGCT